AGTTGGTAATCCATTAAATCCAATAATGGTATTAGGAAATTTAGCTTGTACTAATACTGAAATTAATTTTGAAGGTCCAATGGGTTTACAAGATTTCCCAGAAAAAATGGTAGTAACTATATCATTAAAGCCAGGTCGACCTAGAGATAAAGCCGATATAGAAAGTATGTTTAATTCAGGTAGGGGTAGATTTTATGTTCAACCAGACGGTGGTACTGATTTAGATCAAGTAAAAGATGTAAGTGCTAATGGTAACAAGGATGTTAAACCAAATGATAAATATTCTAATGAATTCAAAAAAATTGCTTTAGGATAATATGGATTTTCAAATTTTAAATAAAAAACAATTAATAGGTAATAAGCTTAGAATGACTGAGCCTATTATTATATTTAATGATAAAGTTCAAGTTATAGCTACACATACTGTAACTGCTGATGAAATTGGTAGAATTGATTTAATTGCTGATGGTTATTATAGAAATATAGATAAGGCTGAATTAATATTAAAATATAATGGAATTTCAAATCCATTTTCAATTAATGAAGGTGATGTTTTATTAATACCAGATGATTCTTTACGATTAGTAAAATGGAAGCGAGTTAATCCAATGGCATCTGAAGAAATTTCTGAACTTAATATTAGAGATCAATTTGTAAACAGTAAAAGGTTAACTGAAAGAGATGCTAAGAGAGTTGAATACTTGAAAAGAAAAGCAGCTCAAAAAGCTAATGGATCTTCAGAAATATTACCACCTAATATTTTAAAACCAGGTGAAAAGAATATTATAATTGAAAACGGTAAAATAAACATTAATGGCACTAGGTAATCACATACTTACAATTACAGAACCTACAATTAAATTAGATGAATTTGAATTTGAATCATTTAATGAAGAAGGAGGTGATAATAATACTAGTAAGGGCTATGGGTTTGATAGTACACCTTTAGTATTAATTAATGGTTATACTTTTCAGGAAGAGGATATTAAAAGTCTAGAAATTAGAGTTGATGGTATGGTTCCTACTATTGATTTAACTATAATAGACACTGAAGGTCAGTTTAGTATTGATACATTTCCTAGAGATGGTGATGTAATTAACTTTAGAATGGCCTCTAGACAGGAAGAGGATTATAAAGATCTAAGAATTGATTTTGATATTGATAGAGTAGATGCTCCTAAAAAATCTTCAATCGAACAAGGTCTTGGTGGTGGTAAATATAGTTTTACTGGAAAAATGAAAATTCCTGGCTTATATGCTGAAGAGTGTAAAAGTTATGGTAGTGGAACTTCATTAGATCATTTAGAAAGTATTGCTAATGATTTAGAATTAGGATTGGCTACTAATATCGACGCAGCAGATGATGCTATGAATTTATTAGTTGCATATGAACCAATAGTTGAAACGATCCAGGATTTAGTAAAACATTCTTATGTTGGCGAAGAAAGTTTTCAAACAGTTGGAATTGACCCATATTACTATATAAACTATGTGGATATGAATGCTCTATTAAACTCAGATGAAGATTCTGATGAAGATAATATTATTAATTTAATTGAAAACTTAAATGATACTTTAAGAGATGATAATGGTTCAAACGAAATTAAAGGTAAAATGGTATTATCAAATCATTCAAGATTTGAATCGACTAACACACATATTTTAAAATTTAATCTTAATAATAAAGCAGGTTCTAAGGTAAAAAAGAATGGCTATAAAAGAACTTTACAATTTTTTGAAGATGACTCAGATGAAGGTTTAGTTAGTTTTGATATAGAACCTTTAACTTCATCAAAGTTAAAAGATATAGAAGAGCCTTTAAAGGGTCGTAGGGATGAGGATAGATATAAGCGTGAAGTAAAGTATAAGTATATGGGTAGAAAAGATTCAGATCCAGATACTTCAAATACTCACTTAAATTATACCTTTTCAGAAATACATAATAAGCAAAATTTAGAAGAGTTAGATAAATTGTCATTAACCGTAGAATTGCCGGCATTCAATCCTTCTTTACATAGATTTCAAAAGATTCCAGTTGCAATTTTTAATGTGACTAGCGCACAAACAGGTGCTGATTCTTCATTAAAAAATAAAAAGAGTGATGGTGGATTTGAAACAAGTGACGCAGCAGAACCTGAAGATGCTTTATCTGATGGAACTGCAATTGATAATTTTTTAAGTGGTTTTTATGTAATTGGTAGTATCATATATAGATATAGTGCAAAGACTCAAAAAATATCACAAGAATTAAATCTATTAAGAAGAGAATGGCCAAGTAGATTGAATAATATTGGCTAATAAAAAATGAATAAATAATCTATGGCAGATTTTAAAAATATAACAGACTTTAGAAAGGCAAAGACTAGTCAGTTTCCATACCAGGATCCGACATATTTGTCATTTGTCATATTGTTTGATTATAATGATAGAGTAAATTCTCCACTATTTTCTGGTCCAGCTGAAGAGTTTTTAAAAAAATTAGCAGATAATGAGCGTGAGTCATCGTATTATGCCGGTAAACTAGCAGCCTTTAAAGAATTTAAAAAAGCTTTAAAAACTATCAATACTGAAATGCCTTGGTATTGGCAAAGTTTAGGTGGTATAGAAAGAATACAACAATTCGATCCAATGGTAGCTTATAGAGGTGGTGATGATGCTAAATTAACTATAGGAACTTTAGAATCATTAAATTTACCAATTGCTGGTTTAATGCACTTATATAGAAAGGCATGTTTTGATGAACGTAAATGGAATTGGGTAATACCAGAAAACTTACGTAAGTTTAGAATGTATGTTTATGTAACTGAGGTTCGTAAAATTAAAAATCTTACTAAACCAACACTTAATGGTATTAAAGCTAATACTGCTTTAAAGAATTTTCCTGATAATATAAAACCTAGTATTGATATTGAAAATGCAAATGCAGGTATATCTGGTTCTGCTGGAAGACCTTTCTTTATGTTTGGTCTAGGACATTGTGAATTTGATATAACTTCAGGTGTTACACCGTTTGCAGATTTACAAAAGTCACCAACTGATAGTGCTGCAAATGAGGTTGTAATTAGTTATGAATCATCTAACCCTATTGAAGCTCGTGTTTTGAATGGTATTATAGAAGATTTAAAACCTGATAATATATCACCAGCTCACGAAAGTGAAGACTATTCAGCAGATAATTTAAATGATTTTGTTAATGATAAAATTAATAAAAAGGCTGGTGAATTAAAAGATAAGGCAATACAAGATTTAAAAATATTAGGTGAGCAAAAAAAGAATGAATTAATTCAAGCTGCTAGAAATGCAACAGTCAATAGAATACCTAGTATTGACAATATTTATCAAAATGTGGTAAGAGGTATTGATGGTGCAACAGATGTAACTGGTTTGAGAGGAAATATTGGAACTAACATTAAAGAAAACCTTTTTGGTAAATCTGGTGATTCAATTGGAGATTCTTTAAATAATGCTGCAAAGAATTCACTAGGTAATGTATTTGACTAATGAATGATAACGAACTATATAAAGACAATTTAAGAGATACTCATTGGTTAGGTGAGGTAGTTGATAACGCAGATCCTAAAAACTTAGGACGTTGCCGTATTAAAGTATATGGTAAATTTGATCAACTACCAAATGATGCTATTCCATGGGCTACTCCAATGAATAGAGATCATGTTGGTTCACATGCAATTCCTAATATAGGAACTATTGTGGCAGTTCGTTTTGATAATGGTAATTTATATCACCCAGAATATTGGTTTCAAATCAACCAAAGTAAAGCATTAAAAGAGGATATACTAGATCAATCAGAAGCTGCTCAAGATGTAGTTTCATTAGTTTATGATGAAGTTCGTAATATTAGAATTTATCATTCACCAGAAGATGGACTTGTAATTGCAAGAGGAACTGGTGCTAAAGAGCGACCGCTAATTCAAATTGATGAACAAGGCTTTATCAAAATAACAACTGATGAAAAGATATTCTTAGATGCTGGTAATGTATTTCTTTCTAATACTGGTGAAGGTAGTGAAGATGAAACAGAACCAGTAGTTCGAGGTGCATCATTACAAGAATGGTTACAAAAATTATTAGATGATTATAAAAGTCATTTTCATCCAACTGGAGTAGGTCCTTCTGGTCCTCCAGCTGCACCAACCCCTATGACAATTAGTCAATTAAGTAGCACACATGAGGATTATCAACAAATAAATAAATAAGATATATAAATCTATAAAACATATCTATTATGCCGGCACAATGGCCAACATTTGTTAAAAACGTCTCTAAAAAATTAGAATCTAGAAATGTAAAGACTAGAGATAAATTTGCTATATTTTTAGCAAATGAGTATTTTAAGGCCGTTAAGAGTTCTCAAACTATATTTGGAAATAAACATGTTTCTGGCCAGAAAGCTATTTTAGAAAAAGGATTTATTGCAGCCTTCAAAGAAATTTATGAAAATGAAACAATCAAGTTTGAGAATAAATTTGAAATGTCAAGGTATGCAGATTTTTTTGAACCTCTACCTAACAACAATTTTGATTTTGATCCACTTTGTGAAATTGAAGAATGGACTAAAAATAATGAAGAAAACTTAAAAAAGTTTAAGTTTTATCAAATGTTTCCATCTACATGTCCTCCATATAAGGAAATAGATATTTACGCGGGTATTGATTTTGACCTAATAATTAGTCAAAATCAACAAGATGCTGCATCTCAAATTGAAAATAGTAGTGACGGGATATTATATGCAACTATGTCAATTGCAAATTTTACACCAGATACGACATATAAATTCTTATATTCTATTAATGGTATTGATCAGCCTCTATCGCTTGCAAGTGATGATGGAATATTACAAGTTAGAGTAGATACTACACCAGGAACATATGATTATATTTTTAAGAGTGTATTCGACTCAAATGATAATTTAATTAAAGATATTAATAAGAAGGCGACTGTAACAATAGGTGATGAAGGTCAAGTCGACACGATCAATATTATTAAAGACCCAAATGAAGGTAAGACTCCTCGTCAACTAATTCCAGAATTAACAAAGGAGCAGACTATTGAAGTCTTAGCTGATAGGGTTTTACATCAATGTGACGGTTCTGAAGAATTTAAAATCTGGGTAGAACGCTTAGCTATTTCTAGAAATAATAAATTAGGTGCTAAAGTTGCAAAAAGGGTTGAAGATTTAATTGAAAGTTATTATAAATCTGAAGAAGAAAAACTAAGAAGTGAAATGTTTTCAAAATCAAGAACAAGGCATATGACGCTTAGTAATCTAAGGGCCCTAGAAAAAAGATTCGAAAGAAAGGTAGAAACTACAATTCGAAATAAAATACCCAAGACCTCTCAATTAATTGAACTTGGAATATTGAGTGAAAATACTTTAAATGAATATATTTTTCAAAGCCAACATAGTGATGATCCGATTACCATACCTAAATGGTTAACAACAGATGACTACATTTGTAAATTTACATACATTAAAGATATAGATTTTATTACACAGGCTAGACTTGTTAATGAGGGGGATAGCTGGGATGAACTTAATAGAATTCGTAAAAAAGAAAGTTTATACAAAAAAGAGAGAGAGCTATGGTGGGAATTACTTAGAAAATGGGGTAATTCAAAAAATGTAAATGAAAGAGGTGAAACTATAATAAATAGCGATGGATATAATATAATGGCTAAAGCAATTATTGATTATTGGAAAAGCACAGCAGTGCAGCCATTTAAGAAAACACCACCAATACCGCCATGTAATACACCGCCGCCATTAGGTGGAATTTATACTCCAATTTCATATGGATCTGAATCAATTTTAGCAAATGATTTAAGAAGGGCATGGAATACTGGTAAAAGATTTAGCAAACAACCATTGACACCAGTGGCTTCAAAGGCAGTTGCTTCAGCAGTTTCAGTGGCATGTGCTAAACATTTATTAAAATTAAAATTTTTATATCTAGGAGGGATTACTACTCCAGTAGGTCCAATTCCAATGGTTGGATTTTCACCACTAGTAATTTAATTAGATATATAATCATATAATAACTTAATATTTTATTAACCTTTAAATTAAAAAAAGATGTCAAACGACGTTGCAACAAAAAAAAGAATTTCACTAAAAAACGAAAACGTGAAATCGCAAGAAGTAAAAACTGTAGAAACTACAAATGTTAATCAACCTTTAGAAAGTTTTGATTGGGATGCATATGCATCAGATTGTCCTTCTAGAAATAGAACGGTAAATGAAAGGATTAATGCACCTTCTGGTTGGAGAGTATACTCTAAAGAACCATATGCCGGTGAGTTACTAGATTTAATGCTAGAACATGAGAATAAAAAACCTTCTCAATTTAAAATTAATGTAGGTACGACATATACTGGTAAAGTACATAGTGTATCAACTGAATGGGCATTGATCGATATCAATTATAGAGAAATGATATATGTTGATATGTCTAAAGAAGATATTGGAATTAAAGATCAAATCTTACTAAATAGTGATGTAGATATTCAAATATTAGATGATGGAACTTCAAATAAACGTGGTTTTGTTTTAGGTTCTATTAGTGCTGGTATTAAAACTGCTAATTTCAGAGAAATTATGGAATCTATTGAGGGCGGGTCTACAGCATATGTTGGTAAAGTAGGTCAAACTATCCCAGGTGGTGGTTATATCGTAGAAGTTCAAGGAATTGAATGTTTTATGCCTGGTTCTCTTGCGGGTATAAATAAACTTGCAGATTTTGAATCTATCGTAGGTGATGAGTTATATGTAGTACCTATGAGTTTTTCAGAACGTAGAGGAACTATTGTAGTTTCGCATAGAGAATACTTAAAAGCAATGATTCCTTCTAAAATAGAAGAATTAAGAGAAAGCTTAAATGGTCAGATGGATGGTAAAGTAACAGGTACTACTAAGTTTGGTGTATTTGTAGAATTTAACCAATGTTTAACAGGTATGATTCATGTTAATGATTTAACACCAGAATATCTTACAAAACATAAAAGTAGAGAAATTACACCAGGAGATGATATTACATTTTACGTAAAAGAAATTGTTAATAATAATAAAATTATATTATCGCAGGTTAAAGTAGAAGTAAAGGCGGATCCGTGGAGAGATATTGAAGAAAGAATTAAAACTCCGGTTGAAATACAAGGTATTATCAAATCTGTTAAAGATTATGGGCTTTTTGTTGAGATCGAAGAAGGTGTAACAGGTTTATTACATATTTCTGAAATTCAAGATATTATTGACATTAAAGATATTAAATCGGGAGATTCTATTACAGTTCAAGTAACTAGAATTGAATCAGCAACTCGTAAAGTATTTTTAAAATTGTAAATTATAATCTATATAATTATTTAAAAGGCATCATTATAATGATGCCTTTTTTATTTAAAATAAATTTGAATATATAAACTAACTTAAGTTTAATTAAATACGTATGGATAATTTCAATAATGCTAATATATTAAAGAATGCTCTAGTCGGTGTTGAGTTTGAATTTTATTCAAATTTACCAATTGACGAGACTGCAAAGCAATTAAAAATAATATTAGGTAAAAAAATAAGAATTGAGAGTAAGGCACATAGTGACTTTGAAGTTACTAAAGATGAATTCAAAATAGAGCCGGATATGAGTGGTGGTGCTAAACTAATGGAATTGGTTACTGGTGCAATACCATATTTTGAAGCTCGTTTGATGATTATTAATGTTTGTAAATGGATTAAAGAAAATGGATATACTAATGATCGTAGTTCTATTCACCTTAACTTATCATTTGATAAAGATAAAATAGGAGATAAATATAGAATTTCTAAAATGAATGTACTTAAGTTTATTTTAGATTTTAAAGAAGAGCAGGTATTTAAATTCTTTCCAAATCGAAAAGATTCTGCATACGCTAAATCTATTAAATTTGTACTACCTCGTGAAGATACATATTTTTTTGATGGTAATTATATCAGCGAGAAAAACTTTATATTTCCAGATTCTAAATATTATGGGATAAACTTCGATAAGCGTCATAAAAATTATCTAGAATTTAGATATATTGGTGGTAAAGATTGGGAGAAAAGAACTAATGATATTTTATATATGTTAGATCAATTTTTAACACAATTATGGAATTCGACATCCTCTAAAAATTTTACAACTTTAAATTCCCTTGAATTAAAAAAAATACTTTCAAAAAATAAAAGGATTATTGATGCTAGATTAGATTGGAGTGTAATAGAAAGAGAGTGGAAAAATGTTGAATTTACAGTTGATTTAGTAAAAGCACCTCAAATCATAAATATATATTGGGCAGACATTAAAGATAGAGTCATTAAGCTTTTTACACACGGTGAATTAACAAAAGGTCATATTAATTATGATACTGATCTTGGTAAAGTACAAGTTAAAAACGGTGAATTAAATTATTGCGTAGATATTACAGGTTATGATTTTTTAGAATGTGATTTAAAAGGTGAATTTGCATATTGTGATATTTTTAGATCTAATGTTGATGGATCTGATATTACTGAATGTAATTTTTACGATTCTACAAAAATTAATTCTTCTAAAGTTAAAAGCTCATATGTTAATAAAAGCTGTGAACTAGATGATTGTTATGTGTATGGTAATGGTATAATGAAAGGTAAAATGACCGGTGGTATTTTTAGAGAAGGTACTTATGATAAAAAAACAGCAACATTTGATAAAACAGAAATAATATTATCAAATGAAATATAAAAATAAAATATAAAAATGAGTAATATATTTGTAGGAGACGAATCATATCAGCAAGAACCACAATATAGTTCTGAATGTTTTACTAATTTTGTAAATGAATTAGCAGATGAAATTACAGGATCTTGTATGATTCCCATGAATTTACCTAGAAAGGAAGTTCAAAACATTGTGAAAAGGGCTAAAAAATGGTTTTATAAAAACTATGAATATTCTATGCAAGAAAGCTTTGCAGTTTTACCAAAAGAATTATTTGAAACAGAATACTTTAAACAAAAAAGAAGTTTTACATTTCCTAAAATGGATCCAATAACTGGTGGTAACGAAGTATATTCTATATATGGTGTTTTCGAAACTGGATCTAGATGGGGTGGATCTATGGATATTAATTTTACTCAAGGTGATTTTTCAGCAGAAAGAATCTTAATGAATAATATGTATAGTGGTGCTCATACTGCAGCAGGTGCAGAGAACTTACAATATTACGTAGTTCAAGAGAAATTTTATGATTTAGCTAGACAAATTATACAAAATCCTATAAGTTTTCATTATAATCAACTAACACATGAATTAAAATTTACAGGTGAAACACCTAAAAAAGATATAATCTGTGAGATTTATGAAACTATTCCAGAATGTGCTCTTTTTGAAGATGAGGCATTCTTTAGATATTGTGCAGCTAAAGTTAAAATTTCATTAGGACAAAAAATGGGAATCTTCGGTTTTACATTACCTGGTAATATTCAAGTTAATCCAGATTTGATTCAAGGTTTAGGTGAAAATGAATTAGAACAAGTAATTGAAGAAATAAAATCAGATGAAGGTACTGATTGGATGATGCATTCATAAGAGAATATATAAGTATATGGAATTTTACGTAAAAAATATAGGAGACCCAAAATATCAATCTGATAAATTACAACAAGATAATGAAATTTCTATGTTGTTGACTCAAATTGAAACAGTTCTTTTTACGAGAAAGGGTGATGTATTAGGAAATCCGAATTTTGGTATAAATTTAGAGGATTATGTATATGAATTTCAATATAATAATTATCAGATAAAAGGTATAGTTAGTAGACAAATTGCTAATTTTATACCTCTAGCTAATAAGTATAACGTCAAAGTAGACGTTGATTTTATAGAAGAATCAAATAAACATGTAATGTTTTTAGACATTACAGTAGATGCTACGATAAAAATGGGTATTTACATTTAAAATATTAGAATAAACCAATGGCAGAATTTAAATTCTTATCAACAGCTAGAATTAAGGCGAATGAAATGATCAATGATACTCGTACTTATATTACTAGACTATATGGTAGAACTGGTGAATTATTTACAACAGCATCTCCATTTTCTCAAATTTTAGAAGTATTAAATGATATTTCTAAATTAATCCTATTTTATGTTGAGGATGCAACTGTTGAGCAAAATATATTAACAGCACAACACCCTGAATCCGTTTATGGATTATCTAGGTTAGCTGGTCATGATTCTTTTAGGGGTGCTAGTGCTATGGGTGAAATCAAAGTACGTTTAAATGTAACCGCTTCTACTGAGATTGCCGGAGATGCCCTAAATATTCCAGCAAATGCAATAATCAAATCAACAAATAACGGATTAAAATACATCTTAAAAACTAATAGTGATCAATTTAGAATTGATAAAAGTAACGCTGAATATATTTATATTCCAGTTATACAGGGTGAAATAGAAACACAAACTGTAACAGGAACTGGTGAAAAACTACAATCATTTAATATTATAACTAGAAAAGCAACAGATCATCATTCTGTTAAAGTTAGTGTTAATAGTGAATTATGGACCAAATATGATTCATTATATGATATGAAACAAGATACTAGAGGGTATTTAGTTAAAACTGGAATTACAGGGGGATTAGATATTTATTTCGGTAATGGTTCTTTTGGTATGATACCGGTTGAAGGTGCTACTATTACTATAGAATATTTAAAAACTGATGGAACTTTAGGTGATTTATCAGGTTCTAAAGATTTAACTTTCCGTTTTGAAACTGAAGGTTCAGATTCTTTAGCTAATGTTTATGATTTAAATGAAGTATTAGAATTTTCGTTTACAGTAGCTCCAAGATTAGGTGCAAATCCAGAAAATATAGAATTAACTAAATTAATTGCACCACTACAATCAAACTCATTTGTATTAGCAACACCAGATAATTATGAACACTTTTTATCTAGATATGGTATGTTTTCTTACTTAGATGCATATAATACAACAGCAGATGGTTATTTAGATGATGATAATGTAATTTACTTATTTATGTTACCAGATACTAAAAGAAAATTAACTAAAAATAAAGACTATTTTAATTTAGATTTAAATGAATTTTTCTTTTCTAGTGATGAAAAGAATGGTATTTTACAATTACTAGAAAATTCTGGCCAACAAATGGTAACAACTGAAGTTAAAATAGTAGAACCGAGCTTACAATATTTTAGAATGGATATTAAAGTAAGATATTTTGAAGGTTTTGAAAAAGCTAATTTATATAATGAAATTAGAGCTAAAGTTTCTAATTATTTAATTAATATTACTAGGCGCGATCGTTTACCAGCATCTGATATTATTGCTCTATTAGAAACAATAGAAGGAATCGATTCTGTAAATGTTAAATTTAGCTCTAAGGCTGAAGAAGATGCTAGAAGAAACGGGTATTATATAAATAAGACTGTTACTGTAACACCAGCAACACCAACTTTAGAAGATATTGGAAATGGTAAACAAAAATTTGTTTTCTTTAAAAGAACCGTAACCGAACAGAAAATTAATATAGAACCTGGTCAAGCATTACCAGAAAATGTGATTAACTTAGATTCTTTCGGTGATATATTATTAGAAAAAGAAGAGGTTGCACTTTTTAGAGGTGGTTGGCAAGATAGAACTGGTGCTGAAGTATTAGATGATGTAAAAATGGGCGAAATGGCAGCACTTTCAATTTATTTTGATGAACCTGCGATTAAAAATACAATTTTCACTAGAGTTCAGTCAAAAAATAGAAGATCATTATAATGTTAGTAACTAATTTATTTAAATCTAGAAGAAAACGTAATTATGATGTTCGAAAGAGTATTGTTGATGATAGAAAGCATTTAGGAAATCCGTATAGAAATAATTTATTAAAGAATTCTTTGTCATCTTATATTTTTAGAAATACATATATGAACGACTTCGTGATATTTATACAACAGGTATTATCAGATTTAGTAGATACGGTAGGAACTTTAAAAGCATATAAATCTTATACGGTTAAAAAAGACGACAGTAGAGTTAGATAATGGCATATAATAAATTAAGATTTTACGATAGTGATTCTAATGAATTGAACCTGGTCCAAAATAATGGCATCTGGGAAGGTACTGTATATTTACCATTAGTTTCTACTGGACTTTATGAAACCTTGACTCTACATATATTAGAAGAGGTCAAAGGCAATCTTGGTGGTACTCAATATGTTAAACCTATTGCAGAAACATCTGGTAATTTTAAATTTGAATTTGAATTTGAATTAAACTATGGTGATAGCGAAGACATATATTTATATAGTGCAAAATCTGAAATGGGTGATTTGTATGTTAATATAGATAAAACTCAATCAGAAGATATTTTACCATCTACAACTGCTATTTCAACTGATAACGGATTTAAGGTTGTTGATAGTAATTTAAAAGCCCTTCCAATTATTTCTAGAATAGCATTAAATTCTGAAGTTGAAGGTTTTCATATTAGAACACTTAATATTTATGAAAATTTAAATGGTGTTAGAGGTGCTAAAATAGCTAGTATTAAGGTTTACGGTGAAGTTGAAGGTGAAGATGAAAGGTTAAAGGTTTTATTAACCAATATGGGTATGAATCTAGATACTACAGATTTTTATATATTTAAAAGTTCAAATATTCAAGAAGGTTCACCTGATTTTACTATCTTAAACGAAAAACGCAAAGAGTTACTATTACAAGCGTCTCAGATTAAGCCATTTATCGGAACTTATAAGGCTTTATTACATGCAATTGATTTTTTCGGATATGATAAATTAACTTTAAAAGAGTATTGGTTAAACATTAATGAAAATGCAGAGAACTTTGGTAAACTTAAAGCAATTGCGGTTCCAAACCAAGATGTAGTTGGATTTTTAGCTGATAAAAATAGAGGTAACGATTTACCGAATAGTAATCAAAAGAAAACTTCACGTTTTTCATTAGTCTATAGAATTAATGCACCGACTGGAGAGTTTGATGAATGGGATATTCCTAAAGTTGAAGAGACTTTAGATTTTTCACCAGATGAAGTATTAATTAAGTTATATGGTTTAAAGAATAAACTACAACGTCAATATTTACCGCTTCAAGCAAAAATTGTAGATATTACTGGAGAAGCTGAT